AATATTTATCATAGTGGAGAATAACGGAGTCGAACCGTTGACCTACTGCGTGCAAGGCAGTCGCTCTAGCCATCTGAGCTAATCCCCCATAGTACAAATGTACTATAAAAATTAAGAACCGCAAGCCTCGCACTCGTCCTGGTCTTGTTGTGGGTTGTTCACTATTTCGGGATTCATTTGTTTTTTGATCTCATAGATTTCGTTATGAATATCCATATCATCGTAAAGGTTGCCCGTTAACCTTTTCTTTAATTCGTCAATTTTTTCTTGCATGATAAATACTTTTGTAATTTTTAATTTGATTTTTTACATTTTCAATTATTATTATTCTCCATTCTTCTTGAGTATATGGACAAGTAAATGGAACTCTATCGTAATTAATATTTAATTCGCACATAATTTTTATTTATTTAAATAATCTATGATTAATCCAAAACCATTTGTTAATTGTTTTACCACATGAATAAACACACTCAACAAATACAAACCTATTGCATTCGGAATTAAACAAGGGCGTTCTTTTAGCCCCTGTTTTTGATCTGTATGTTTTATTTAATTCCATGGCTTAATTCGTTTTCTTTTTTACAAAATTCGTTAGCTAACATTAAAAGAATAGCCATTTTATTTTTATTCCATTCCTCAGAAGTAATTCCTAATTTTTTAGCAACTTTTACAGCTTGTTTTCTAAATTGTAAACATTCTACTAAATCACTTCTTCTTTTTAATTCTGTTTGGATCATTTCAGCAGCTTTCATAATTTCTATTTGTTAAAGGTTATATACAAATATACACATTTATAATTAATATACAACTATTTTAATAAAAATAAATTATGCCGTCTATTCCGAGCTGTCAGCGTTCTATTGAGAGAAGAAGTTAGTGCGCCTATACTTATGATCGAGTGGCGTATATATTCTTGTTATATACAAGTGGTGGCTCGTTGGTTAGCTCATTTCCAACCTCTGAGTTTATTCGGGAGTTCTCTCTCCTTGATAGGCATTGTAGAGTGCCACCACCTGACATATTAAAACGGTTCTGCGCTTACTGATTCCGCTTTAAAAACTTTCCAAGCCTCTATACTTGTAAAATGCTTTTCGTTCCATTCAGTTGTTCTAAAATTAAACGATACATCTACTTTTGCATTTAGCTTGTTAAACTTTTCAAACTTATCTACTTTCTCATCTCCATAGATTGAGAATTTAACACTCTGAGGATATTGATCAACTTCTTCAGTTACAATAAACTCAATTTTTTTTGTTTTTCCTACTTGGATAACATCAAGGATATTAGTAATAATACCAGTAAACTTCATTTCATTTTTCATTGTTCTTTTTGTTTTAAAATTAATACTTCATTTGCAATCTCAAAGGCTTTCTCAACTAGCTTTTGTTTTTTATAACTTTTTCGATTGTACTTCAAATGTGAAGCAATTACCGAGAAGTTAATGTCTTTAAAATCAATTATATTTTTCATGTTGCTCTATGTATTTGCGGACATTTGTCCAGATGGTTAAATACTTTCTGAAGCCTTTCTCCATGACTTTGGCTGTCTCAATAGCCGCCTCTTTGGTCGGGAACTGACTTAGCAAAGTTTCAGCTTTTTCTTTTGTTTCTTTGTTCATTTGTTTTTTAAATTTAACTTGTTAATATACTCGTTGTAGTATTCATGTGCCATGTGAACTTTCTCTATCATTTCAGCTTCTAACTTTTCATCTCGTTCAATTCTTAAAGTAGTTACTAAGCTTTCAATTGGTGAGTTTATTGTTTTGTGAATTTGCACGTTGTCATAGCCAATTAAATGGTCTGGAGTGTCTACCATGCAATAAGCAAGCTCCGCACTATTCACTTCATAAAGGTACATATAGCCCCTTAGTTGATATTCGTAATCTTTCAAAGTAATATCCTCATTAGTTGCAGGGAACGTTTCAAATGACCATGAACACTTAATGTCTATAATTAATTCAGGAGTTATGATGTCGCATTCGCCTGTAATTATTTCTGTTGACCTTCTTTCTTTATTCTTTTCGTGTGACGTAAAAAACACATTGTTATAAAGCAATATAGCCGCTCCCTCACACTCTATACCTTTCTTAACGTACTTATTGTTAAGCTCCGTTTCGTATCCGTAGAAGTCTTGTTTCGCTATTGTTTTAATATAGCTTTTTGCTGTCTCGCTTAAAGCTCCTTTGACTTTTGAAGCGGTGCAAATTTTCGGAAGTGATGAACATCTAATTTTCATTTTCTTTTGTTTTTTATTTTATTATACTTTCTTAATTGTGATTCATCGTGTTCTGATAAATCTTGTATTGGTTCACAATTAATATAAAGTGTATCTTCATCTATATAATAACTGTGAGACATTACTATGCTAATAAATTCAACACTTACTAAAAAGTGACCTTTTACATCCTCCTGATCATCATAGAAAATAACTTCAGAACCAATAGGAGCAATATATTCTTTTCCTTCTAAACGCATTAAAGGTTCACCCTCTTTATCGTATAATTCATAAGTTACTTTCATAATGATTGAATTAAAAATGTTAATACTGCGGAAAATAGAAAACTTAACCATCCGAAAATAAATAAGCCTTGATTCCAATTTCTGATTATTCGTGTTGATCCCGTAGGAAGTTTTGGATTAATTGATATTAAAAATATTAATAAGATTATCCAGTAAATTGTTAAGATAGTTAAGTAAAGACTCATAGTTCAATAAGTAATAAAGCCCCCTCTTGAGCTGTGTTTAGTTTAAATTTAGCTTTCAGCTCGTCAATCGTGTATTCTTTTTTACGTATTTTCTCAACTGCTTTGTCAAACCTTTCGTTTGTTAATGTTTCACGATCATCTTTTGCAATTGAATCAATATCAGCTTCGGATTCGTCAATTAAGAATAAACCATTAATAGCGTACTTTCTAGCGTAGCTTGACGCTGTTCCTGTGCATTGCTCTGAACTCATACCTTTATGTTCGCTTAGTTCAGCATAGCCATAAGACTCTATATTAAATTCTCCATCGTCAAAATGTGCTGTTGCTTTTAAAAAAAACTTTGACCCTAGCATAACAATTTCATCCGATAAATTAAGTAAGCAATTGTACTTGTTTAAGAATGGTTTTAAGGCTTCAAGTTGTTGTTCACTTGTTCGATACTTGTATTTTCCAAAGGAGTTAAACGAACCTTTTGGGCATTTTAATTCTGCTTGTATTAAGATTAAATTTTTCATGAGTTTGAGTTTAGGGTAATTTGATAAATAGTTAAATCGTAAAGTTGTATAGAAGCTTTAAAATAATAGATCCCTTCTGTTGAAGGTAATAAGTTATACTTTTTGTTTTTTTCATTTTCAATCCTTAAAGCGTGTTTGTGTACAAGTGCTTTTAACTCATCGTGATGAAATGGTTTTTTAATGACCTCTTTCATTTCTTTTGTAAAATCTTTCATGGTTTCTAGGTTTTAATTAATTGCTACTAAATTATCATTGATATAGCTTAAAGGCGCATACCAACTTGTTCTAAACTTATTGAATATTTTAAAAGTTTCATTTTCAATATCTTTTATTTCAAAAACTAATACTCTTCCTTCACTCATTAACTCAATTTTCATTCCTACTTTAATGTCTTCTGCTTTCATGGTTTCTAGGTTTTAATTAGTTGATTAATTCTATTATTTTGCTGTTTAAATCGTTTCTGAATACAACCGCTTCAGCTCTTGAATAGAACCCTTGTATTACTTCATTTCCTATCATTACAGTGTAAGTTGGAAATGTAAATCTGTTTTTTACTTTAATTTTTGCTTTCATGGTTTCTAGTTTTTAATTATTAATTATATACAAATATAACTATTTATTATTAATAAACTACTATCTCTTTAAAATAATTTAAATTATTTACTAAATAATATTTAAATCCTTGGTTTTCTAATAACTTTTGTTGGTATTTCTGAAGCTCAGATTGTAAGCCATTTGCACTTTTGAACTCAACAAATATTGTTTGACCGTCCTTAAAAAGGGTGCAGTCAGGGAATCCGCTTACATTGCATTTAATAATTTTAAGAACATACCAGCCTTTTAATTTGGCGTACTTAATACATGAAGCTTGTAACTTGCTTTCTAACATTTCTTAAATTGTGCTTCGGTAAAGTTTTTTTTCTGTTTTATCACTTGGTGTATCTTTTCGCTTAATGATCCTTTTGCATAAACAAAATAAACATCGTTAATAAGCCTTTCTTTAATTGTCATTCGATCTCTGGCCTGAATGAAATTTGTGCCTGAAAACCCAAAGTTATAAAAAATTAAACATTCTGCTTTTGACAAGTTTACACCTAATGCAGTTGAATATTGTTGACCTATGAAATCTTTATCGGTTGTATTAAACTCGTTTAAATCATTTGTATGGTTAGGGAAAACTTGCTTCAATAGTTCAAGCTCCTCAACGTAATAATAAAGAATAGCTATCTTTTTGCCTTTAAATTTATCACGAATGAAAATCGCTTTTGAGTAATCTAAACTTTGAGATTTACCACTTTCAAATTTAATTGTGCCACTTTCTAATTGGTGTATTTTCTGCATCATTTTAGCTCCCGAATCTGCTAAAATTGTTTCTTCTTTGCCAACAATAACCTTGTCTTTTTTTAGCTTTGATATTAAGTTTTGACAAAGTTCAGGAATGTAAATCACGTGTTCATTTACCTTTGACTCAAAGCCACTTTCTTTTTGGGTGTATTTTAAAATATAAGGATCAATCACTAAATCAATCAAATCTTTTTTTGCATCGGAGTAATCATTTACAACTCCATGACCTAAGTGTTTTGGCTTTACATTAACGAAAGTTTTTGACCACTTATAAAAGCTTCCGTATTGTTTAAATGGGGTGTACGAGCTTACCCAAAATTGATGGAACATTTGAGAATAACTTTCAGCGGCAGGCGTGCCACTTAAAAAAATCATAGGCAAAAAAGAGTATTTCAATTTATATTCCTTAACTCGTTTTGATGGTTTAGGGAATGCTCCAAAGCGGTGATGCTCATCATGTATAATTAAATCAAAGCTATTATTAATATTCTCTAATTGTTCATCATTAATTACTGTTATTTTAAATTTAAAGCCAAAACTATAATAGTCATTTTGGATTGAACTAATTGCTTTTTTCTTTGTA